TCTTTTGTCAAACCAAAAAATTTTTAACGCAAAAAAGCCCGCTAATTTTTAGCTAGCGGGCTCTTGCATCTTTTTCTTATTATTGATCTCGTCTGATCTTACAACATCAATTATGCGTATAAGCATAATTATAAGTTTGTGTTCAGAAACATCAATCTCTGTTGCTTCTAAAATGTCTTTAACACCTATTAAGGATTTACCCAAATAGCTGCCACTCATGGTATCCCATTCGTCACGTAGCATTTTATAGGCGTTAAACGCCTGCTGTACTTCTAGTGGAAAGTCGTCAAAATCCACAGGAATCTCAGATTCTAGTGGCTCGTTGCCTAGCGCTTCGCACATTTCAAAATATGCGTCTTTGGTCATGCCAACACTCATATTCTGAAAGTAGTTGACCAACTGCTCGTTTACTTGCTGGAGTTGGTCGTCGAAAAGTTTCCCAAGTCAGACACCTGTTCACTAATAAACCCGTCAAAGTTACTTGAGTTTTTCATCAAGTATAGTGCGTTTTCAGCCGTGTATCCAAGTTCTGCTTCCATGTCTTTGCCAGTTAAATCTACTGGAGCTAATTGCTCTAGATAAGATAGTTTTAAACCCGACCAGCCTTTTACGGCTGCATCAACATAAAGTTGTAAGAATAAATCTTCGTTGAATTCTTCTGCTGCTTGACGGTTTTTAAAACTGGTTTTAGTAGATTTCTTACGAATCGATAGGAGCGTTTCGCGAGATAAAAATGCCAAATCAATTACAAAACCAGGCATCCCAGGGTATTCAACCTGAACTGATTTAGAAGGAACTAACAGTGTTTTTAAAGAGAGAGTAGTCATTTTATAATAATGTTTTTGAAAAAGAGAGACTGGAGATCAACCCAGTCTCTATGAAAATGCAGTAGCTAATTAAGCAGCTGCGTAATACTTAAGCGTAATTTCGTTTTTGGCTTCAAGATCGTAAGCACCACCAGCAGCACCAGTGCTAGAACCTTGAGCAGTCATAGTAATTGAAGTAGCGATAATCTGTTCTGAAGTAATTGCAGGAATAGTCAACTGAGTAGTTGGCATTTCAATAACAAATTTAGTATCGTTATTACCACCTACGTTAATTACAGCTGCAAATTTGTTAGATGTACTGCTTGAGCTAGCTGCTAACATATCTTTTAGCAATTCTGCACTAGCACCTGCACCTGTTTTCAAGTATGCCGTAACGTTAGCAGTAACAGAACGAGTACCTGTAAAATAAGTAATTGGTAAATTAACAACACCTAAGTTTGCAGGTGTTAAATATGTTAAGTTATTACTAATTGTTATGTTTCCACCAGTAATAGCAACGTTGCCATAGCTTGTAGCAGTTAATCCACCAAAACTAGAAGAAGCCAATGTCATTGTGGACAACTTGTTAGCAATATAACGTGCTGTAGTATCTTTTAACAAGAAATCGTTAGTTCCAGTAAAACCGCCACCAGTAACTGAACCAGCACCTGAAACTGTTATAGTTGTTGCAAGTTGACGCATTACAGTGCCTTTTCCAGCCCAAGCAATAGCAGCAATAGCATCTAAACCAAAGTCAATAGTTGCTGAATCAATAGCGCAGTTGTCAATTACATAAGTAACGTCTTCAAATTGAATAATCAGACCAAAAGCTTGTAGTTGGTGTGCATTTGAGTTTGCAAAGCTTACTGTTGAGTAAGGCATTGTAGAAGGAGATACACCTGCAGTCTGTGTCCAAGCATTACCAGTAACGCTGGCCATAGAGTTCCACAATACATATTCTTCAGCGTCAACTACGTCATTTGCATCTGGTCCCGCTGTAGTAGTTGCACCTTCGTTATACTTAGGGCGAATATAGGTAGAAAAACTCCAGTCTACTGGCTCTAATGAAGTGTTAAAACTACGCTGACCACGAACAGGTGCAGCACCAGCTTCGTTAACAGTAATTGTTTCTTGACCTGTGTTTTGTGAAAAAGAGAAACCATCCAAAACTTGGAGTTCTCGTGTGTTTGATACAGTAAAGCCGCTTGTAGCAACTTGTCCTGAACTATTTAAATTAGTCGTGTAAAAAACTCGACTATTACGTAGTAAATTTAATGCCATACTCTTTCCTTTGTGATTTTTGGAAGTATTTAAGCACCTTAACTAGATATTTATCTGTTGCTATGCTTGCGTAAGTCCGAGAGTTATACCAATGCGTAGCGCACTTGTACGTTGATTTCACCGACACCATAAGGAGCTAGTAGCCCTTCATCGGTAGTTATTGACTGAATTAATATTTCAGTTGTTGATAAGTTATTAGTAGTATCGTATACTAATACACGGTTGTCGTGAATTACTTTTTCTAGGTCGTCAAGTAAGTCTTCTAACTGTTCTTGCGCTTCGTTTTCACTGCGAACATATACCTTAATGCTAACATTTAGAAATCCCCATGTAAAGTCAGCAGGCATATAGTCTCTGATCTCTGTGCCTGCGGTAAGATACACACACGGAAAATCTTGTACTTCATCCCAAAATTTAAGCTTGGGGTAGCTATTATTAAATAAATTAGTTTTGAAAGTACCAGTACCGTCAATTATTTTAAACTTTTCAGCTAAGGCTTTTACAACGCTTATTCTTCTTGTCATAGTGCTACCGCCCTTAATTTATTACTTACTACTTGTTCTGCAATCTGTCTAATTGATTTAGAGATTAGTAATTTAGGGTCTCTGCTACTAGGCTTTGATTGACGCCCTCCAGCACTAAATGTTGCATATGGGTTTTTCATATAAGAATAAAAGGCACTAATCATTCCTTCTCTGCTGGTACTTAGATACTCTACGTTGACAGTACTAGCAAATCTACCTGTACGGTAATTTAAAACATTGCGACTATTGCCATCTCCCATATTTGCGCTGATTACATCTTGAAGTTGTGTATTTATTAACGCTAATAGATTAGGTACAGTTTCTGTTATTTGTGGCATTTCTCTGATTTTATTACTATCAGATTTTGTATTTTGTACTTTACCCTTTAATTTTTTAACAGTCTGTACTTTAGTTTTATTACTTTTTGGTTTATTTATCTGAGTAGTTTTTTTACCAATAAGTACTGGAGTTTGTTTATATTGCTTAGTATCTACCTTACTACCAGTAAGAATACTTACCATATCTTTTGCAATTAAATTTTTAAAACTAGGTGAGCCTTCACTATCTATTAGTGTCTTACCTAATGTTGGTGATTTGGTTAAAATGTCAGTTACATCTTTAGCGTTAAGTGAGAATAGCTTCCTTAACTCGTCTAATACTGGTGACGCTTGCTCACGGCCAGATCCTTGATTTTTAACGGCACATTGTATTTCTACAAGGTATTTACTACCAGATTTTATATATCCTGCATAAAATTCTTGGTCAACAGCATTAGGCAAGTTAGCAGTATTTAAATCATCTGCTTCTAATTTAGCAATATATTGATCCAATACCTTGACTAAAGCGTCACGTTCTTTTCTAGATAGTGCATCTGCCTTATCTAAGTTATTTCTAAATTCTTTTGTTAGATTAGTAGCTACACCTATAACGTGGCCTTTATTGAAATAATAACCAAAAGAAGCTCTGCGCTTACCTTCTGCTTCAATCTTATCTATTTCAATTTGTTTAGCCTTACCTTTTAAGTCAGTACGTTTATTAAGTTCTGCTATTTCACCAGTAATATATTTTTCTTCGGCTTTACGATAAGCTTCTTGTACTAAGAAGTCGTCTTCAAAAATGTCTACCAATCTGGAACTAATAGTATCAAATCCGATAGATTTAAACACTACAGCTTTACTTCCATTAACTGTAGTAAATGTACCTGGTACTGCTCCACCTTGTTTTAAGCTATACAGTAGAACATCAACTTCTGCACTATCCATCTTTTTACCTGTGATGGTTTTATACATACTCTGTACAGTATCTGCTGTAAGATAAAAGTCAGTTTTGCTAGCAACTTGTTGGCTAGCACGAAGACTTTTTGCAGTGTTAGTAACAATATTCTTTTCTAGCTTTTCTAACCAGCTTTTATAAATTTGACTTTGTATAGTTTTACTAAAGCCTGCTATACTCATGTAAAGTCCGCCATATACTGATCTAACACACGTTTGATAGCTGCGGGGAAATTACTAGAAGCTACGTAGTTAATCTGTGTAGTATTTGGATTTAAGTCGCGAGTACTGTGTACAGCACCGTTGTTTCGTGAGTAGTATTCTACTAAATCTAATACGGCTAGTTTTAAATCTGAAGGAATTATTTCATAGCCTGCAAAATAAACTACTCGATATCCGTTAATTTGTTCTGCAAATCCCATTGGATTTAAACTAAGTACGTAATCGTCACGTACTACGTAGTCTGTAAACTTTACTAAATTAGTATAAGTCTTACCATAGTCAGCGCTATAAGCAACTGAATTAACTGTAACTACTGGAGTTTCTTTTAATATAATCTGTTTGAAGCCACCATCAAACACTTCTGTTTTAGCCTCGTCGTAGTAATCAATGAAAGTACGACGGCAATATGTTTTTACTAAATCGCTAACTTTGGGTATTAAGAAATCAATTTCTGTATCAGAGTTTGTACTGTTAATTCCCATGTAAGCTTTGTATTCTGCTTTTGTTACTAAATTTGTTGCCATAAATACCTCGCTTGTTTTATAAAGGCACA